AATTTTGGAGAGATTGTTTCAATCTCATAACCACGAACATAAGCTTTGCCAGGCGATACTTGGAAAGTTACAAAGTTATCAGAAGCAACATTTCCACTATCAGTACTTTGTCCTGTATTGTACACACCATTATTCAAACCATCATTAAGAGTTTCTCTGATATCAATATCAAAAGAACGAACAGTATAATCACCAGACTCATCATAAGTTCTACGAGCAAGTGTTTCTCCCAAAACTGAGTACTGAGTGTTTCTTGCCTTTTCTAAAAGAGCACCATTCTTAATTCTAAGAAGTTCAACAAAGTTTGTGTCCTCAGCAGAATCTAATGCCACCTTTGCAAGTGTCAAAGTAAACTTTAGTCGATGTGAACCTTTTGCATTAAAGTTTGAAGTACCAGCTGCATTATCCAAAAGACTTGTATCTTCCTCTGGAGTTTCCAACCCTTCAGTGATAGAAAGTCCAACTCTATAATTTGGAGTATTAGTGTATTTGTCTAGAATAATTCTTTGTTGTGCAACTCTAACAAAATGTCCACGAACAAAGTAGACACCTTCTTGGACATTTGCAGAAGAACCAATTGCAGTTGCATTTGTTGATACAAGTTGTGCAGAGTCTATGCCTGAACCGAAAGAACCAACTGTTCCATCAGCAGAAATGTTTTCACCAGCAGAAAAAACTGTTGTAGAATTATCTGAACCAGTATTTACATATTTAACATAAAGAGTAATAGGATCATCAGTTGTTGCGGCGACAGCTTGAATAACTTCAGCGACAACGCCTGATGTTGTTCCAGTAATTCTCTTACCAACGTAATCTTGAATTTGAGATGAAATGTCCGAACCACTTAATGTAGATTCAATCTTAACAGCATAATATTCATCAGTATAACCTACTGCGCCAGGGATAACAACTGTACCCTCTTTAAAGATATGACGCCCAAACCTTTCGATTTGGTTTTGCATGATAGACTGTAGTTGAGTTAGTTCTCTTGCTTGTACGGCAAAGCCGGGGCGAAAGAGTACTCTATGAAAATCTTTACTTTCGGTAAAGTCATCATAATATGGTGCTACGTTAAGATTGGTTTTTTCCATTGTTTAGAATTCCACTACGATTTTAATATCTTCTGTTTGGTCAGATGCACGAGAAATCGGCCGTCTGTTTTCGACATAAAGAATATGTCCACTATCTGGTTCAAGTTCTGGATTAGCATATCCAGTTGTAAAAGTCAAAACAGTACCACCAGTTAGTGTTACGTTTTCAGATGCAGTAGATGATGGAATAGCTGCAGCAAGTGATGTTGCACCTGTCACAGTATTTGCACCAGAGAATGCTACATAATTACCAGCGGCATTAATACCAAAGTTTGCAAATCTTTCTTGTACATAATACAGAATGTTATTTGTTGCGTCCCATTCTACAACTCTACCAACTGCACCAGTGCTTGATTGTGTAATCTTTTCATCAATGGTATAGTCTGTTGTAGGCGCACTTGCAAACTTAATTGCATATGATTGTCTACGAGTTGATGCAGAAGAAACAGTTGTCGTACCAAAGTTAAATGGATCTTTTACAATACCAACTTCTCTAAAGTCGTTTGCAACTGTTACATCGTCACCCTCGGCCTGTTCAAGTTTAGTATTCATCATCACATAATGAGCACCAAGTTCTTCAACTGCATTGAAACCATGTCCACCTCTAGGAGAAATGATTGGAGTAACAGAACCACCAGTACCAGCACCTATAGAAGATGAAAGTGTTAATGCGTTGTTAGAATATGTGTCTGTCAAATCTACAGTAGCAAATGTATATCCTGTTCCAGCAGCAAATACGTTTGTTCCACTAGAACCCTGTGGTTGAATTGCACCACCACTTACTACAATCTCAACAATACCACTAGAACCGTCACCATCAATTGCAGTGTAATAAGTTCCATCAGTATAACCAGAACCAGCAGTAATACGAACAGTATCAATTGAACCATTCACTGCGGCCGCAGATATAGTAGAATCTGTTACAACTGGAATAAAGTCTGAAGTTAAAAACTTATCAATATTCGATACACTCAATGTGTACATATATTGTAGAGTGTAACCACCAAGTTCAAATGGAATTGCTGATGTTGTTGTTGGTTCTACACCACTATATGCAGTTCCACCATTATTGTCAAGCACTTTATAAACTTTATATTCAGTAGTCATAAAGTAAAATGTAGAATCCCATAGGTTTGTTGCACCAGATGATGTTGGATTTGATACAGAAATATCATGTTCATACATATCATAGGTTGTACTGTTTGTCCAATTTCTACGAGGAGCACAGTACACAACATCAGAAGATGAGATCAACTTAGCAGCGAGCATTGAATCCCATTTGTGTTGTTCCAATACAACGTCATCGTTTGGAGTTGGAGGGGAGTTGTCATCGCCACCAGAAGTACTCACGCTGAAAGGTGAACTCTTTCCGATAAACAAATAATATGTAGATGCAGAAGCTTCAGAGAATGACTCAAAAAATTGTTCTGCATTATGTTGTCTGAATTTTTCAGTAATAATTGCTGCCATTGTTTTTTCCTATAATCTTATTTATGCGTTCTCTAGAGCCTCTAGGCGTGTTTCAAGAGTGTCTATTTTATCAAGTGCTTCTTGCAAAGATTTAACAAGTAGAGGAACAAGCTTGCCTTGGTCGATTCCTTGATAATCTGGTACTGAACGTGTACCCATAACTGCTGGCACTTCTTCAGTTAAAATATTTCCATCATCATCGAAAGTAGCTTCGACTGCTGGTGTGACTTCATATTCTTCATCACGCATTGCGTCTTTTTCACCAGTAATTGCTTCTGGAACAACTGATTGCACCTCATGTGCTAAGAAACCATCTACTGTAGTATCTGCATCTCCAATAAAATTAAATCTAGCAGGTTTCAGTTGTTTTAGTCTGGTTGTTGCATCAAAATCATATTCTACATTTTCTTTTAGGCGATAGTCTGATGATGTATTGTAAGCGGTTGCCGAGTTGCTGTAGGTAATTGACCCTACCTGTGATGCTGAATACCAAAACTTAACAGCAGAAGTATTACCACTGTATGTTTTACCAATATTCATCACTCCAATATTGTCAGAAGTTCTTACTAGTTCAAATCCAGCATATCCTGTACCAATGGCACCTGTTGTTCCAATCCGAACATTAGTTTGTTCATTAATGGGGTTAATCATAAAATAGGCATTTTCATGGATTTGTAATCTGGTTTTGTCAGCAGTTTGATCTCTGATAACATACCAACCATTATTTATGCCTGTTTCAGAAATTCTGTGTGCCCATTGTCTACCGCCACCAGAAGTACATTCTAGTAAGATGTTGATACCACTGGCATTATTTTGTCCAGTGCTGTTAATATGAAGTCTGCCATCTATACTACTAATTTCAGTTATACCCACATGACCAAGGCCGTCAATACGCATTCTTTCTGTGGCAGAAGTAACAAAGGCAAGTGTATTTGCCGCTGGAGCAAACATTCCATTTACACCTAAAGCGCCTGATGTCACTGCAAAATTAGGTGCAGAAGCAACACCTGTTGTAGTTGATATTACAGTTCCAGTGACATCCACGCCTGTTGAGGTGGTTTGTAACCTTACATTATTATCATAATAAAGAATAACTTGTGCATCTTCTATAAATGTAGCCATTCCCTCAGTTCCATCAGATTTATTGATGTCAAGTCTATTACTTAACAACTGTAATCTTCCAGTGCCTGTATCTCTAATTATAGAATTAGAACCATCATGGTAAACTTGTAAGTCCTGTGAATCGCCAAGTCTAATTCTACCACCATCTGCAAAATCTACATTACCAGTTTGGGTTGCCAGTTTTGCAGTTGTTACAGCATCATCAGCAAGTTCTGTTGTATCAACAGCTCCAGCATTAATCTTTGCAGTTGTTACTGCATCATCAGCAATATCAGCTGTTGTTACCCCACCATCCAATAGTGCCGTTGCGTTGATTCTATCTAGTGCCATAATTCTCTATCCTATCTTATGCAGATGTAATTGTTTCCCATGCACTACCAGTATAAACCTGTAGTTTATTTGTTGCAGTCAAGTATACAACCATACCAGCGGTAGGAGATGCAATTGCACCATCCCTTGCAGATGTATCTGCATACACGGCTGCTTGGAAGTGGTTTGACGTTGTAACTGATGCTGCAGCAATTGCACCTGTACCAGTAATGGTTGGTGAAGTCAAAGACTTATTAGTAAGTGTCTGTGTTGCAACTTCTGATACAAGAGTTGAGTTCGCACCAGCAGGAAGCAACATAGTATTTGTTACTGCAGCACTATGTGGTTGTGGTTTGATTGTCTGCCCATGAGCATTTGTCTCACAGTTAAGAATAATCTGTCCTTCTGTTGCAGAACCATCACCCTTTACCTCTACGATATTAGTGGCAGCATTAAGTTGCAAGTTACCAGATGCTGTTGTTACATCACCACCAATAATGGGAGCAGTCAAAGTTTTGTTTGTAAGTGTAATAGTATTTGCAGCAAGAACAATATCAGCTGTGTCACTCAAGTCTGTACTTGCAATTGTGATATTTGCACTACCATCAAACGATACACCAGCAATAGTTCTTGGTGTCGTTAGTGTAGCAGCAGATGTTGCTGTAGTAGCAGATGTTGCTGTAGTAGCATTACCTGTTACGTTACCTGTCAAATCTCCAGTTACGTTACCTGTTACGTTACCTGTTACGTTACCTGTCAAGTCTCCAGTGACATTTCCTGTCACGTTACCTGTCACGCCACCAGTAATATTACCTGTTACGTTACCTGTTACATCACCAGTGATGTTACCAGTAAATACACCAGCGATTGCACCAGCACCAGTGATTGTAGGTGCAGTCAATGTCTTGTTGGTAAGTGTTTGTGTTGCAGTATTCAGTGTTACTGTATCTGTTGTAAGAGTAGAACCATCACCGAGCTTGGTGTATACTTCTACGAAATTGGCGTTGATCTTACCTGCTCCGCTACGAAGGTCATCACCTGTTCCGTCATTTGCAGAAGTTCCACGCCCGATTGCTTGATATGCCATTTTGGGTTTCTCCTAGTTAATTCCTGTAGTTATTTATAACGATTGACCCTATTGGGTATCGTAAGTTTCTGTTGTTTTATCAAAGGTTGTATTGTTATTACTGAACAGTGATATCCGTCCAATTGTGTTAGATGCATCAAACGTATTTGTTGAAACATCGAAGGTATCATCACTTTCATCAAATGTCTTTACCTCAAAGTCTTGTTCGTTTCCAGAAGCAGTATCAAACGTCACACTATTCTGATCAAACTTGACACCAAGTGTTCCACCTTGATCGAATGAAGTTGCGTATCTGCCTTCTGTATCTCTTTCAGTTCCAACGCCATCAGATTCATCAAATGTCTGAATATCATCATCAAACTTCATAAAGTCATTATCAAATGAATTGATAAGCCCACCACGACTTATTGTAATTTCAGATGGGGGTGGAACATTAATTCTTGTTGTATAAGCTGTGTCTGGAATATCTATAACTTCATCCTGTAGAAATCCAGAACCAGTTGCTGTTTCCAAAACAATCTTATCTCCATCACCATCCAATCCATCTTCAAGTCTTAGAAAAGAATAATCTGATACAGATTTAATGGTATGATGCCCAAACTGTTTAATTGAATACAAGTCTCTAGTTTGATTTGAACCTGTGGTAATTCTTCTACCAGCTGGATCTAGATAGTTGGATGCAATCTCATCTGTTCCAATTGGTGGAACTGCAAAAGCATATATTGGAAGATTTGCAAGAGAAGTATGTCCTGTCCAATGAGAACCACGATTTGTTTTTAGAGAAACAATCGTTGTCTTTGTTAATGTAACATCTCTTTGTCCAGTAAGAAGATCTTCTGGAGAATCCACACCAACCTTTGGACTTGCGTTGAGAGCCTTCTGTGTAGGTGTCGCCAACCTTCTACCAAATATCGTAGTGAACAAGTTAGTGAATGTAGAAGCAAGTTCTGGTGAGAATGTATTTTTGTTGTTGTTATCAGCAACACCACCAGCAGTTGGTATCTGAATATTTGCAGAGACTTGTGACGCAAAAGATACTTCACCAAATACGTTCCAACCAGCAGGGTGAACAGAACGTCTAATACTTTCTCTCCACTGATTAATTGATTCACCAATACGAACAACATATGAATAATCTTGATAGAAGAATGAATCTTGAATACGCATAGTATTCACAGAAACTTTACCTCTATCATTTACAAATCCAGCCACACTGCTACCAACAACACCAATTGTTGATGTACCTCTTGCTTCATCTGATTGTCTAATAGTTGCAGTTGCACCAGTAACAGAAGTAATTGTATCCCCAGCATTGAATACAACATCAGTTCTTAATTGAAGAATTTGTGTATTTGAATCATACGTTACAACGGTTGCTTGATGAGATGTAAGAGTATCTCCAGCAATAAAAGTACCACTTACATTTGATATCAAAACATTTTTATTGAATGTTAATGTTGGTGCAGTGTTATAATCCAAACCAAAGTTTGAAATAGAAATACCTTCAACGTGTCCAATTCTAGGTTCAATAACAGATGATGCTAAAAGACTTGCACCAACACCAGTACTTGTAGTAATACTTACCAATGGAAGTTTTGAGAAACCATTGCCTGGATTGATTATATCAACAGATGTAATTTCACCAATCTCTGATGAAACTCCCAAATCATTAAAGGTTTCTTCTTCAATAATAATCTGTCCACCATCTTCAAGTACGAGGAAGTCATCTTCTCCTACTGTGGTTTCTTGATGAAGATAAAGAGCATCCTCAGTAATGATTGGAAAACCATCTTCAGTAATAAAGTGATCTGGAGATGTTATGCCTTCTAGAATAAATCCACCACCTACAACAGCAATCTTTGCAGAAACAGCTGTTCCACCTGTGTTTGTGGTATTAAAAAGAATAGTATCGTTTATTGAATATCCACTACCACCATTTTCAATAACAATTCTGTCAACAGAGCCAGTACCAGCAGATTCAACTTTAGCAACAGCAGCATCATTACCACCAGAGCCAACCACGATATTATCACCAACAGTATAGTATGCACCACCAGCTGTTACTGTTCCATCAGTAACAATACTCTTTACAACACCAGAGATTTCCAAGTCACGAACTGTGTCAGTTGTGGTAATATTTTCGCCAGCAGAAAATGTTCCTGTGATTGAGTTAGTATCAACATTCAACTCAGCAATTAGAGTTGCACCTTCTCTAAATTTAATTACAGTACCAATAAGAGCTGTTGCACCAGAGGTAGCACCTGTTATCCTTTGGCCAATTGCAGTATTAAAATCTGAATCACTGTTTTCAGTAATTCTTATAATAGAGTCACGAGACCAAGTTCCATCAGATGGACGAAGTAGATTGTCACGAGGATATACAATAGTCGGTTCTTGATCGAAAAGAATTCTAAAGAATAATTTATGTCCATCTGCTGTACCTTTTGCAGCGTACATATCTTTGATGTTCTTTACAAGTTTTCTCTTTGCAAGACCATCTGCAAGTGTGTTTGGAATAGACTCCATAAAGGAATCTCTAAACTTATCCAAGAAGTCATAAACTGTATTATCAACATCTGCATATGCAAGAAGTTGTTGAATATTCTGAACTGGATTTCCACGATAAGAAACCACCGTGGATGTAGCACCAGAAGTGCCTCCAGTTAATGTCTCACCAGTTTGAAATCTTTGTTGGGATGTGACGAATAAACGATTATTGTTATCAAAGTCATCAACAAGAATACGAGCAGTTGCACCAGAAATAGAACCAGTAATTGTTTCGCCAACAGCGAACTTTCCAACAGATTCTTCAAGAACAATATTCTCGCCTGTCTCATCAAGAATAAAGTTTTTACTGATTGTTTCTTCAATA